GTCGTCGGCGATCCGGAAGATCTCCTCCGGCATCAGCCGCGGCGACTTCGACACCCGGTAGCGGACACCCGGGACCTTCTCGAAGTTCTTCAGTGCCTGGCCGGCGACACCGCGGCGGGTGACACCCTCCGAGGTGATGAGCAACTGGCGGCCGTACACGTTCGCGGTCTTCATGCCGCGGCGGGCGTTGACGACCTGGGCGATGTCGGCGCCCTCCTCGATGGCCTTCGCCCCGTCCTCGCCGAAGGTCTTCTTCCGCTGCGCCAGCGACATGGCGTCAAAGATCTTCTTCGGGTCGGTCGGCTTCGGCCGGTGAGTGTCGGTGACCGGCTCCATGCCGCACTGGCACCGCGGGTGTCGCAGGAACGCCGTGGACACGCCGCCCACCTCGATCCCGGCGAGGATGATGCACCGCGAGCAGGCGCCGCCCTCGGTGACCCGCACGTACGTGGTGACCTCCTTGCGGGCGACCATGCCGACCTGGTCGGCGGCCCGGCCCGCGTCCGCCACGGCGGTACGCACGATGGCGTCCAGGAGCGCCTGACCCTGCGCCATGGCCGGCACCACGGGCTTGCCCTGGGTGACCAGCCGCAGCGCCGCCCACATCGGCGCCATGAGCACCGCGGCGAGAGGCCGGCCCGCGCCGTCCACCCCGGTGAACATGGCGGGATTGATCCGGTCGGAGCCCGGCCGTTCCGGATCAGCCGCGCCGAGTAGCCGGGCCAGCCACACGTCGGTCACCTGCGCGGCGGCCAGCTGCCCGCCGGACACGATCGCCAGCAGCCGGGCCATCAGCCCGACCCAGGAGCTGTAGATGTTGTCCTGGTCGACGTCCCGCCACACGGTGTGCGTGGCCCGGGCGGTCGCTTCCGCCAGGCGCCGCCGGGACTCCACATGTGCCTGCGCCTGCGGTGACGGGCTCACGCCGCTGCCTCCGTCTCCTCATCAGCGCCCTCGTCCTGGTCCTCGTCGGGCGCGCGCGGCGGCATCGGTCCGGCGCCGCCGGTCATCTGCCGGGTCAGCTCGGTGACCGGGTCCGCCTCGAGCTCAGCGGCCCTCAGCGCCATGACGTCGGCAACCTCGGTGGGCGTGAGCCCGTACCGCAGGGCCAGCCATTCGAACGGAAAGCCCAACTGCTTCAGCTTCAGGAGCGCGTCGGCCATCTGCGCGTGCGAGCGGGACTCGGCATCGGCCCACAGCACGCGGCCCGACCGCATGGCCTCGGCCTTGCGGTCGTCGCCCTGGGCCAGGGCGATCAGCCGGGCCATCTCCCGCAGGCCCTGGCCGGACCAGATCAATTTCTCTTCGACCCGCTTCACGAGACCGGTCTCAGCGGCCAGCAGAGCGCCCTCGGCAAGGTTGCTCATCTTCCCGATCAGGTAGTGCTGAGGGGTGCGGGTCTGGGCGGCGAGATGCCCGACGGCCACCTCGATCATGCCCGTGTACATGAGCAGGTTCGCGGCCTGCCACTCGCCGATCTTGACGTCCTTGCCGCTGAACATCATCACCCTGTCCACGGCAAACTTCTCGATGTCGACAGGGATCGCGCCGACGACCTCGCCCTTCTCGTTCAGCTTCGGGATCATCGGCCGCTCGGCGCCCATAATGACCCGCTGCGGGAACGAGGCGTAGTCGGCGGCCGTGAACAGCTGCGCCCACAACAGGTTGATCGCGTCCTGCATGGCGATCACGCCGCGCACGTCCGAGATCGGATCACCCGCCAACACCGGCTTGTTCGGCAGCTCCACCATCGGGACGACGCCCATCGGGTTCGGCTGCGGGTTGGGCTCCTCCTCGAGCTCCCGCGGGCGCCAGCGCTTGAGCTCCTCGTCGACGTCGACCATCTGCGGCGACTTGTCCTCGCCGCCGGTCATGTGCGGTCGGCAGAACTTCCACACCTCGTCCGGCAGATAAAGGGTGGCGTAGTCCAGGCCGCCGTCCTGCCACCGTTTCAGCGCGGCCCGCCGCTGCCGGCGCGATCCGGGCTCGTAGGCGATGACGCACTGCGACGCGTCCTCGAAGGTGACGACGGGCGTGTCTGGGTCCTTCGGATCACCCCACACGAGCACGAACGAGCGGGCGTTGACGACCGAGCCGAGAAACCCGAGCTGGCTGTCGGCGTCCAGGCCGTTGACCTGCCACACCCGCCACAGGTCAGTGTCGGCCTTCGTCTCCCCCGAGGCGAGGAATCCCGTCACGGTCATCCGCTCAACCGGGCTGTCACCGACGACCTGTGTCCAGTTGTCGGAGAACTCGCGGTACCTGCCGCCGTGGAACTTCGCGAACTCGGCGGACGCGAACTTCAGCGGGTGATCGCCCCGGTAGTACGCGTTGTGGACGGCGATGTCGCTGCTGCGCATCAGCAGCTCGGACTCGAGCAGCGACACCAGCTGCAGGGCCCGCTCGTACGTGGCCATCGTCCCTCCTTTCAGCTGCCGTAGTAGAAGGACGTCTGCTTCTGGGCCAGACCCGCGGCGATGACGTCGCCGAGTGCCTCGTGCGCCAGGATCGAGGCCACAGTGGCGTCGATCTTCTGGGGCGTGCTCGCCTTGCGGAGCACGTACCGGTCCGCCGGCCGGGTGGCCGCGCGAGTGTTCTCGATGTGCGCCTGCGTGGTCTCGCACCCGTCGTGCGTGAACGCAGCCCCCTCGGAGTTGCGCTTCACGACATCGACCCGCAGACGCTCTGCAGCCGAGTGCATCTGCACGATGCGCCGGGTGTACCAGCGGATCACGCGCTCCTCGCCGTACAGGTCCACCCACTCGTCCACCTCGGTGTCCCAGTACGGCGGGTCCGCGTACAGCCGCACCACGTCGTACCGGCGCATCAGCTGGCCCATGGCCGCACGCACGTCAGCGCGCGGGACCTGGCCCCCGTAGTCGGCGGGGTTCCAGATCGTCGGCAGGTCCTCGTCCCCGTACAGCGGCGTGAACTGGTAGCCGTCCATGGTCTCGGCCCGGATCGCGGTCCAGTCGTCCATGTCCGAGCCGTCGAACCCGAGCACCACCCGGGTCATCGGCCGGATGCGCCGCGGCTTGGCCTTGGCCGCCCACTTCGCGCCGTCCAACCAGCTGGCGCTGCCGGCCACGCACCGGTTGCCGTAGAACCGCTCGGCCTGGGCGGGGTCCTTCTCCATGATCTCGGCCGCCTCGGCCTCGATCGCGTCCAGGTCGACGTGCGTCGACCCGGCGTAGACGATGCGGTGGATCCGCCGGCGCTGCCGCTTGTCCCCGTACGACAGTGACTTGGGTGCCTGCGGGTGGTAGCGGAAGATGTCCCGCGCCTTGGACTCGGACGTGCGCTGCGCCACCGAGTCCTCGGAGGGATCCCACGCGTTCGTCGTCTCCATCGACCGGCCGCCCATGCCGGCCAGGCCGCGGCGCTGCGTCTCGGCGACGCGGCGCAGCTTGTTCGCCGTGTTGTAGAGGCCGGTCTCGTCCTGGTTGGCGAAGTTGATCGGGTTGCCCAGGCGGGACAGGGCGCTCGAGGTGACGACGTCGATGCGGCCCTCGGTGCCGATCCGGGTGAACTCCTCGCCCACGCGCATGACGTCGCCGAGCGGGCCCAGCTTCACCATGTTCTGCAGGGGCCGGTAGACGTTGGCGACCTGGTCCTCGGAGGTGGCCGTCAGCTGGATGAGCGGCGTCGGCCACGGCCGGCCCATGGGGTCACCCGCCTCGTACCGGTACCACCAGCCGCAGGCGCAGCCCCAGTCCGCGCACCGGTACCGCTCGCCGCCCTTGGCCCAGCCGTTGAACACGACGGGGCCGCGGGCCTCGGCCAGGGTGACGGCCGCGGACCACGGGCCCTTGCCGGTCTTCTGCGGAGCGACGACCTGGCTACGGCGGTAGTGGAACGCGGGCGCCAACTGGCCCACGCGCGCGCCCGGGCGCACCCGGTAGTGGTTGGCCGTGCACCACAGCTGCCACGGGTACAGCTCGAGGTCCTCGCCCTGGCGGAAACCGTCCGGGATCGGGCAGTGGTGCTCGATCCAGTCCGGCACGATCCAGAGCGTGGGGAAGTCGACGACGAACTCGGCGGCGGCGTCAGCTGCCTTCGCCATCGGACCGGCTGCCTACCTGGATGTCCTCCGCGAAGATGCACACCTTGATGCCGAGCCCGGCCAGTTCGTGCCCGAGCCGCTGGCAGGCATCACGCGTGCCCTCGTCGAGGACGCCGACGTTGCCGATCAGCAGGACGTCACCTGGCTTGGCCAGGACGACGTGCCGTGTCTCGCTCATTCGGACCCGCCTCCCGTCACGACCTTCAGCCGGTCCCGCGCCGATGGCCGGCGTCGGGCGGCAGGCTGATCGGGCGCGGCCGCGGGCTCCTCGAGGAGCTCCTCTTCCTTGGTCGGGGCGATCTTCCACCGGTGGCGCAGCATGCCCTGGACGCTCAGCCCGAGCGAGTCGAGGTAGCCGCGCACCATCTTCTTGATGTCCGCGCGGGCGTCGGGCCGCTCGGCCTCGGCCAGGGTGCGGACGAAGAGCGCGACCTCGAGGGCCTGCCCCATCTCCTCCCACATCACGGCCTGTGGCTTCTCCCACAGGTCGCCCCAGACGTCCCATTCCCGGTCGGTGGCTTCGGTCAGCGGCCACTCGGGCGGCTCGCCCTCACGGCCCGCTGCCGGCAGCGTGCGCCAACCGGCGGCGTCCGCCTTGCGATTGCGGCGCAGCGCGGTCGGGTCCGGTGCCGGCCCGGATGCTGCGTGGCCTCCTCGAGGCATGGTCGATCACTCCCTCACCGCTGCGTTGCGCAGCACCGAGTGTCGTCACCTTGCGTGACGGCGGTGGACCCTTTGACC